ATGCGATCTAAAAAGGTGCGGAATGCACCTGCGCTTGCGACTGGTCGCAAGCATTTGAGGTCGGTCGCAGGTACTTTCTAGCTTCAAATCAATGCGGGTGGGAAACTCGCGGGGGATTTCTAGATACAAAAAATATTTGGGAAAAATGGTGGTGGTGGTGGTCAGTTGTTTCCAAATGATCCTTAGTCCCTAAACACCTAAACAATGAGCGAAGAAATTTATTTGTCGGCTAAAGAACTAGGTACTTATATAGGTAAGCCTGTGCGCACGATTGAGAATTGGGCTGCTGCTAGAAATATTAAGCAAAATCCTGAAGGGAAATATGGGCTGGTTTCCGCGTTTAAGTATCAACTGGCGACGGTTGAGGAGAAATTGGAGAAAACTGAGTTACATCTTGAGGAAGCTAGAGCAGGGGAAGGTGAAAGAAGGAAAATAGCTGTAGAAAGAAAGGCGATCGCCGAGGCAGATAAAGAGGAAGCACTAGCAGAAATTAAGCAACTAGAATTGTTGAAGTTAAAAGGGGAATTGGTTGATGCGGTTGAAGTCCTGGACACTTGGAAAAGTGCGATCGCTAAAACTAAGGCAAAGTTTATTAGTATTCCTGCTAAATTGGCTTTGGAATTGTTTGGTTTAGACAAGCCAACGGATATACAAGCAAGGCTTACTCAAGTGATTGATGAGGCTTTAGCCGAATTGGGAGACGCAAGTGAATGAAAATCATGCAAATCGAAAATTGGACATTTTTTAATGATTCGACTAAAAAATACATCGTTACTTCTTTAGATGGAGATGAAAATGTTAAGAAAATTTCTATTCCTAAAGCTACTAAATATTATCCAGGGATGCAGTCTTCTCCTTTTGGGATTTTAAGATCCTCGATTGAGATTGGCGATGAAGTAGCTGTGGTTTTTGTAGATGATATGGGACAAACAATTTTCTCTTGACATCAGGAGAAGCGATCGCGGTCACATCAAATCGCTTAACATTTTATTTATATTTGAGAGATGGACGCAGCATCTCTTCTCGCACAGGCATGTAAAGAATTTACTCCACCTAAAAGACAACTCATATCGGATTGGGCTGCGGATAATTTTGAGTTGCCTGAAACTTCGGCTGAACCTGGGAAATGGAACAAGGGTAGGGCTGCTTATCAGGTGGGGATACTTGATTGTCTGAGTGAGCCTGGGATTCAGAAGGTTAGTTTAATGTGCAGCGCGCAGATTGGCAAGACGATTATTTTGTTGATCATTATTTGCTATTTGATCGACCTCGATCCTTGTTCGATCATGATGACTCAGCCGACTACGGATATGGCGGAGATGTTTTCTAAGGAGAAGTTGTCGAGCGCGATTACTAACGTTAAGCCTGTAGCTAAAAAGATTGTTGAAAAGTCCCGTAATGCTAGTTCTACTATCTTGATGAAGATGTTTGCGGGTGGATTTTTAAGGCTGGCGGGGGCTAATTCTCCTAGTTCTTTGGCTTCGATGAGTATCAGGGCGTATTTTGGCGATGAGATCGATAAATACCCAGCTAGTGCGGGAAAAGAAGGCGACCCTGTTAAGCTTGCTATCCAAAGGACTGAGACGTTTTGGAATTGGTTGGTGTTTTTGGTTTCGACTCCTTCGATTAAGGAGAATTCGCGGATTGAGGATGAATTTAATCAAAGCGATCGCCGTCGTTATTTTGTCCCCTGTCCTCACTGTGGGCATAAGCAACATTTGATTTGGGAGCGTATACAGTACGCGGGTAAAGATACTCCAAGCGCAGATCCATTGGCTGGCGTTTATTACATTTGCGAATCTTGTAATACTCCCATTGAAGAGAAGCATAAAGCCAACATGATTAGAAACGGTCAATGGCAGGCTACGGCAGTCGCCAAAGACCCCAAGCATATCGGTTTTCATATTAACCGTTTTTACTCTCCGTGGAAGGGGTGGGTAGATCTGTGCTTGGATTATGAGGCGAGTAAGGATGACCATCAAAAGCTACAGGTATTTTGGAACGCTACTCTAGGCTTGGCGTTTGAGCGGGTGGCTGGGGAGAAATTAGACTGGCAGAATTTGCGCGATCGCGGAAAACTATCTAACTATGCCCAGGGGATTGTTCCCGATGGGGGGCTAATTCTAACTGCTGGGGTGGATGTTCAAGCGGATCGTTTGGAAGTAGTAGTTATAGCCTGGGGACGTGGGGAAGAGTCTTATGTAATCGGCTATGAGAAAATCATCGGCGATCCACTTCAACCTTCTGTGTGGGAGCAATTGGTGCAGGTAACAAGCAAGGAATATCCCCATGTGCATGGGGGTACTCTGCGTGTTCGTGGTACTTGTATAGATAGTGGTTATCTAACGCAAGAAGTTTATCACAATGTTCGCAAATATCGTTACCTGCATTGGTTTGCCGTTAAAGGGCAATCGGGAGATAAACCATTGATATCACCTCCATCGTTACAGGAGATTAACTACAAAGGGGACAGGATTAAACGCGGTATTAACCTGTATAAAGTGGGGGTGGATTTTGCCAAGGAAACTCTCTACTCGCGCTCCCAAATCCAATCCCCTGGGCCGAAATATTTTAATTTCCCCAATAACTTAGATAGCGATTGGTATGAGGGTTTTTGTGGCGAGGTGCAGGTGACTAAGCATAAAAATGGTGTGCCTTACATGGTCTGGGAAAAGCTATCTGGGGTAAGGAATGAGCCACTGGACACTTTTGCTTACGCCTTGGCGGCAGCCCATTTAGTTGGTATAACTCGGATTAATTGGAGGAACGTTGAAAGAGAATTAGATTTATCAAGTGAATCCCATTCAAATGTTCGCAGCTTATCTAAGGCAAGCTCCGAACAAATTGATAAAGCTGCCTTGAAATCTCAATCAAATGAAACGAGGAAACGTAAAACCCGCATTAGAAAATGATTCAATTTAATATCCCCACGACAATAACCCAAGGCGATCGCGTTACCTGGAAAGAAATTTTACCTGATTACAACCCCATAATTGATACTTTAAGCTGTTTTGTTCGCGGAGCGACCGCATTGGATTTGACTGGCATACCTGGTAGCGACGATTGGGATTTTTTGATCGGTTCAACACAAAGCCAAGCTTTAATGGTCGGCACTTATCGAGTTCAGTTCGTAATCTATCAGGCTGGGGTAAATCGTCGAGCCTTGGGGACAACGGAATTAGTTGTCTGCCAAGACTTTGAGGGCTTGACTACTCTTGAAACCAGAAGCCCTGATGAGATTGAACTGGAGGCAATCACAAAAGCGATCGCTGCTGTTGTGCAAGGCGGAACGGCGGAATATAGAATAGGCGATCGTATGGTGCGCTATCAGGATTTGGCACAGCTAACCGAGCGGCAGCGGTATTTAAGAAATCGGATTGCCAAAGTTAAAAACCCCCAAAATATTGGCGGACGAAATGTTGGGATTAGGTTTTCTGACGGCTAGTTTCTTGCCAGCGTGCATGGACTTTAGGCATCAATCCAGGAAAATAATAGCCAATCTCAAACGAGCCTGATAGGGCAGCGGAAATAATCACTGCTTTTGTAGACGGATCGATATCTGTTAATCCATGCATCTGATGTCCGTTGTTTATGATCACGGATTCTCCGTTTTCGGTAATGTCAACCTTTAATCCAAGCTTTCTTAAGCCTTCTGGCAATTGTTCCCAAGGACAAAAAGCTAATTCGACAATCCGATCTTCTAACAATTCTCTGGTGGTCATGGGAATAAATAGGAAATAAGAAATAGGAAGTAGGAAATAAAATTCTTACTTCCTACTTCCTATTTCCTACCTCTTATTTAAACCCATGGGCTTCATCTCCTTCGTCCGCAACATCTGGAATACTCCCCCGCGACATTCGATCACTCATCAGACCAAGCGTTACGATGGGGCGAGAAGAGGGCGCAACTATGGCGGGTGGATGTCTACGCAAAATTCGGCTAACGCCGATATTTGGACGGATCTAACTACCCTGCGTGGCCGCAGTCGCGATCTGTGCCGTAATAATGATTACGCCAGGGGGGTGATTGGTAAGCTGGTGGATAACGTGGTTTACCAGGGGATTGGCTTTCAGGCTCAGGTAAAGCAGATTAAAGACCCAGGGAAGAATGACGATCGCGTTAACACTTTGATCGAAACTGCCTGGAAAAGTTGGGCGGAAGAGAAGATGTGGTGTCATACCGCTGGGAAGCTTGATTTTTATTCCTTACAGCAGCTAGCTTTTAGGTCGGTGTTAGAAAGTGGCGAGGTGTTTATCCGCAAGGTTAAGCAGAGTTTTTCCCTGTCTTCTATTCCTTTTGCCCTCGAAGTTATCGAAGCGGATCAGTGTAGCGAGGATCATAATCAAACCTATGGAGGAAATCAGATCGTCATGGGGATTGAAATCGATAAGTGGCAGCGTCCTGTGGCTTATTGGTTCTATAAACAACATCCTGGGGATTTATGGCAGGGTAGGGGTGGTGTAGTTAGCCGTGAATTGGAACGAGTGCCAGCATCGGAGATTATTCACCTGCATTTTAGCGATCGCCCTAATCAATTACGCGGCTTGCCCATTCTCTACAGTACTTTGTGTCGGATGAAAAATGTCGGCGACTACGAGGAATCGGAACAGCTAGCAGCTAAACTGGCTGCCTGTGTGATGGGTATTGTGACTACTCCCGATGCGGATTTGTTGGGTGAACCTGGTCAAAATGATGGAGCATTACCCGCCGATGAGAAGTTTGAGCCTGGGGTGATTCGCTATCAAGCTAGTGGAGAGAAGTTCGATCTGCTTGACCCGACTAGACCAAATCCTAATCTTGTGGCGTTTATCGAAGCCCAGCTACGGGCATCTGGGGCGGGGATAGGTGCAAGCTACGAAACTATCTCCAACGATTACTCTAAATCTAATTACTCCAGTAGTAGGTTGAGTCTGATTACCTCACGCGATCGCTATAAGGTTTTGCAGACTTGGTTTGTGTGTAACTTTAACCGTGAGGTATTGCTGGGCAATCCTGAATCCGATGGCTGGCTAGATTTGGCGGTACTATCTGGGGCTTTAAATTTCCCTGACTACGAGCTACGCCCCAAACGATATGCAGCAATCAAATGGCAGTGTCGCGGTTGGTCTTGGGTCGATCCTCATAAGGAAGTTCAAGCTACTCTTGCTAGTTTGGCAGGGGGTATGACGAGCCTAACTAAGGTCTACGCCGAACAGGGTGAAGATTTTGAAGAGTCGGTTAAAACCATCGCTCGTGAACGCGCATTTTTAGAGCAAAACGGTATCAGCGTTAATTTTAATGGCTACGAAGTGGACGACGATGACGAGGAGGAGAAGGTAATAGGTAATAGGTAATATAAATGCATTGCATTTACTCTAAAATAGTTGTAAAATAAAGTTAGTTACAACTAAAGGAGGTGATGCAATTGAGTAACAAAAACGGTAACGGACATGGGAAATATCAGCCTGAAGTCTCTTACCGATATTTAGATGCTGATGTCTGGGTTAAAACAGATGAGGCTACAGGGGTTGAGACTGTAGCTTATACCGAAGATGTAATTGCCGAATTATACGGCGAAAGCGATTCGGAACATTTAAACCCAGACAACGGCAACAGCTAAATTGTTTTTTGCTACCGTAATCAATTGCGGTAGCTTTTCTTGTCTAAAATTTTAAACCATGAGTATCTCATTTTTCACACCTGGATATATCGATATTGTTCAAAAGGTAGGCGATCGCTGGATCAGATTAAAAGCTTCAACTGTTTGCAATATGAGTGGTAAGCCATACGATCCAAGCCAAAAGTTCTCTAAGTTTGGGTTAACACCAATGGGTATTTTGGTGGAGCTATATAAACGGTATCAAGGGCTTGATGGTTGGTATTTAATTCATCTGGCAGAAAAGAATTATTACTATTGCGGAGCAACCGCACAAGATGTTCACAAAAAGCTTTGTGAGTTAGGAATAAATCGAGATGGGTAGACCAAAGCTAGATAGAACAGTTTTGCAAGTAAGAGTCGATCCTGACACGCCAGATAAACTTAAACAAATGTCTTTAAAACTAGGATTTCAGTGGGGAGACCAAGGCAATACAGGTAAATTTTTAGATGCGATCTCATCTCTGCCAGCAGAAAAAATTAAACAACTATTCAAAGAGGAACTTGGTTAATACCAGATAGTGGGAATTCTGGGAATTAAGTCAAGAGTTAAGAGTCAAGAGTCAAAAGTTTTGCCCTTACTACTCTTGACTTTTGACTTTTGACTTTTGACTTTCTACGTAGATGCCCCAAATATTAATGAAAGACTTGGGTGAGGCTTTTGTCCCAGCCGAGTCCGAGCCGAATAAAAGTTATCGGCAGATTCCCAAACACAATACAAGGTTTGTAGAATTACAACCAGAAATAACAGACGAGCGAACTATCTCTTTATCAGTTAGTTCCGACACTCCTTATTACCGTTGGTTTGGCTACGAGGAATTAGAACACACCGAGGCTGCGGTAGATTTGTCTCGTTTTCGAGACGGTGCAAATGTACTGTTTAACCATAATCGAGATGACTATATTGCGGTTATTCAGAAGGCTTGGCTAGATGGCGGTAGGCTTTATAACGAAATTAAGTTTGATACTCATGAGCTTGCGGAGAAGATTTACCAGAGTATCAAGTCTGGCATCGTGCGGAATGTCTCCATCGGCTATGAGATAAACGAGCTGAAGCTAATTGGGCAACGGGACAATATTGATGTTTATCGTGCCGTTCGCTGGACTCCCTTCGAGTCTTCAATCGTCACTGTTCCTGCCGATCATACGGTGGGGATTAATCGTAGTTACTTTGTTATTAAGGAACGGGAAAACTTAGGGGGTAACGTATCTGAAGCAAAAGATATGCCCGATCCGACTATAGAAGAAACCATTATAAATGAAAGAGACGTAATCACCTCTGAGCGTGAGCGAGTACAGGGGATTTATGCCCTGGTTAAAAAATATGGTCATGCCGAACTTGCCCAACGGGCGATTGAGGAAGGTTTATCAATTGAAAGTGCGCGATCGCTTTATCTGGACAAGGTAAATCTGGAGCAAAAACAAGACCCAGTTGCTGCGGGGGTTTCTCCTGTAGGCATGAGCCGAAAGCAACGAAGCGACTATAGCGTGATCAAGGCAATTGGTTATGCTGCGGGTTTGCTTGGACGAGATAAGGTTGGGCTAGAGTTAGAAGTCAGTCAGGCTTTGACCGAACGCACGGGTAAAGCACCCAAGAAAATCTATATCGACCAATCAGAGCTAGTAGCTTATCGCGCTCCTTATGAGACTGGTGTACCTGCCGCTGCTGGAGATTTAATTGCGACTGAACTATTAAGCGATCGCTTTGTCGAGCAGCTTTTTAACCAGTCGGCTTTTCTCAATATGGGTGTAACCTACCTGCGAGACTTGACTGGCAACATTGAAATCCCTCGCGAAAGTACCTATAGCAATGGTTACTGGGTTGGGGAAAAAGCAACTATTCTTGAAAGCGAAGGGACTTTTGACAAGATTAGCCTTGCTCCTAAGAAGCTAGCGGTTCTGAGCAAAATGACCTTTGAGATGCTGGAACAGTCCAGTATTGACCTAGAGCGGTTAGTACGGGCGCGTTTAATTCGCGGCTTGGCTTTAGAACTTGACCGCACGATTGGATTTGGTTCTGGTATCGGCAGCGAACCATTAGGCATCGCTTCTCATCCTGAAGTTCAATCTATTGTCTTAGGAGTCAACGGTGCGCCGTTAACTTGGGAGGGGTTGATTGATATGCAGACAGAACTAGCAGCAGCCAACGCCCTAACCGATGGCACATCGGGCTATGTAATTAATGCCCGTACTCGTGGCAAGCTGATGAAAACCCTAGATCAACCAACTGGCGGCGGTAACTGGATCTATCAATCCCAGGGCGGAAATATGGGCAGCATCGCAGGCTACAAAGTACTTTGCTCCAACCAAATCCCTAATAACCTAGTCAAAGGAACAGCAACCAACCTAACCGCTGCTTTCTTTGGTGACTTCAGCAATGTCTTGCTGGGTATTTGGTCAGGGATGGATGTAATGGCTAACCCCTACTCTGAATTCGATCAAGCAATCATCCAAATCCGCGCTATGCAGTTAGCCGATCTCAATTTGACTAAAGGCGATTACTTTGTGGTCGCAACCGATATTCAGAACAATTAAGTAGGAGGTAGGAAATAGAAAATAGAAAGTAAAACATTTTCTATTCTCTATTTTCTATTTTCTATTTAATAAATTACCTATTACAAATCACCGCCATGACATTAAACACATACTACGTATGCTCCCTGCCTTTGCACAAAGAGATTTATGACCACGATGGGACTAAATCTTTGCAGGCTTATAAACCTGGTTCTAAGGTTGAATTGACCGAAGAGCAGGCCGTCAAATATAAGCATTTGATTGAAACCCAAGAGCAGGTTGATTCGCGAGTTCCTAAAACCACTAAGAAATAGAAAGTAGAAAGTAGAAAGTAGAAAGTAGAAAATACATATCAAACTTTCTATTTTCTATTCTCTATTTGCTACTTAAAACAAACCCACTACCCAATCAAAAACGGAGATAAATAAATGCAATCTTGGTATCAAACAAAAGAACAGTGTTCCATTCAGCACGCTGGACAAATTATCGAACCGTTGCAAAAAATCCTCTTAACTGAAGAATTAGCTGCTTTGCATAATTCAATCAGCGAGCAAATTATTTCCTGTGATGCTCCAACTGATTTTACACAGGCAGCCGTTAAAAGTGACTTTGAGGAGTACGAGGCTTCTAGCTCGGCTAAGACTACGACTGGTAAAGGCAAGTCTACAACTACTACTACATGAGCTTTCACGAAGAATTGAGCCTGTTTACGGATGGCGAGTTTAGCATTCTCTCCACAGTTATTTCGGCGACCTCAACTATCACCGAACTTAGCGGCATATTTGATGAAAACTATCAATCTGCCTTTGGGGAATTTTCCCAAGATATTGAAGGCAGGAAATACTGTTTTCAGGTTCAATCTGAATTAATTGAAGATCTTAAACATGGCGATCGCCTTCAAATCTTGGGCAAAACTTACCAGATAGTCGGTAAACAGCCCAAGTTTGACGGCAAGTTGACGGAGTTGATTCTCAAAAGTAATTCGTAATTTATAATTCGTAATTCGTAATTAATTAAGACTTACGAATTACGAATTACGAATTCAAAAAAAAGCGGAGCTTTTCATGACCCTGTACACGGTTAGAACTGGATTTAGTGTTTTCAAAAATGGTTTGGTTTATACGGCGGGTCAGTCTGTAGATTTGACCTCGGCTGAATTTGCCCGTCATAAGCACAAGCTGGAAAATACTCAATCTACCGTTGGTCAAGGCATTTCTAGTACCGTCAATTCAGTCTCAGCCGCCAATGTGTCTTTTAACGATCTCGCTGCCGATCTTTTGCCCTCAGCGGACACAGGCACTGTTCAAGCTGTGATTGAAGAGATAGATCGCCGACTAGATAATTTTTCAGTTCAATCGGTCAGCTTGCCAATTATTAATGTTGAAACTATTTCAGCCGATAAACAGCTAACTAATAGTGATGCAACTATCCAAGACTTAACTAATTCTCTAACTACCTCGTTAAATATCCTTTTGCCCAGTTCTCCCATACTAGGTAAACAGTTTTTGCTAATTAACGAATCAAATTCAACTGGGAATTTTTATACAAACAACACTAATGTCCTTCCAGGCGATCGCTATGAGATTGTTTGGAATGGATTCAAGTGGCTAGAAATCTAATATCTAATCAAAACAATGACTTCAACCAAATTAATCCGCAATATTACAAATCCCTTAAATACTCGTCTTACTACTACAGAGGGTAAAGTTACTGCAATCGAAGCTAGAACTTTGGTTGACGAGGGAGATAACGTCTCAGTCTTGATTAATGATGCTGGCTATCAAAACGCTGCTCAAGTCGATAGTAAAATTCAAGCTGTTGTAGGCGCTGCCCCTGCTGCTTTAGATACATTAAAAGAAATTGCCGACGCTTTAGCTGATGACGATGACGCGATCGCGGCTTTGACAGCGGTTAATACTACTCAAAATAATGCAATCGCAGCAATACAAAATGTTAATACTACTCAATCAAATAATATTGCTGCTTTACAAACTTTTGACACAAATATTTCAAATAATGGCGCACCAATAGCTATTAGCAGCCAAGGTACTTTAATAGGAACTTTTAGTCGAATAAATTTTGATCCTTCTTTAGGTGTTTCAGGCACACCAGGAGTTAATGGACAAGCAAACATTAGCTACAACATGAATTCGTTAGCAATTGGATATGTCAACGTAAACATAGCTGAATTGCCAGTATTTGACTTAGGTTCTGCTTTGAATTTTTTAAATCGCCGTGGAAAAATCCGCCGTTTACAAATTACATCAAATATTACGTTAGAAAATTACGACGTTTTAAAGCAACATCTGATTAATCAATCTGGAGCAGATCGGACTGTTACTTTACCTTCAACACCAGAAGTTAATCAAGAATTTGAAGTAATTAATAATTCCACTTCAACCCATAATTTAATAGTGGCTGGAGAAACTGTTACGCCAGGTAATAGGCATGCGGTGCAATGGGACGGCATTGAGTGGGTAGTAATGTAATGCCAAAAAGCAGCAAGATTGAAAAAGACAGTCGAATAGTTGGCAATTATCAAACCTATAGGGGTATTGCCCCTTTTCCAGGAACTGCTGTAATAGGGGATATTTGGCAAGAATTGAATGGTAGCGGGGGATTTCTTGAAGAGTGGATTTGGAACGGGACTTATTGGCTTTCTACAAAGACTTTTTTTCGAGAATATTCCACTATTGCTATAGGAACAGCAGTTCCTAACCCAGCCTATCCTTTGACCTCCTCCTACAATGTGTTTGTAACTAAATTGTATGGACTTATTTTTAGCAATGTTGCTGCCACAGGTTCAGTTAACTGGGGCTGGTCTTTAAGAACAACTACAGTTGCAGGTACAGCGACAACTATCGCGACAGCTAATAATAACGGACAAGCTGCAAATAGCTGGGGATATTATGAAACAGCCGTTAATACTTTGATTACTTATAACAATCCGAGTCGAGTACTAATAGATACTCTCCAGATTAGAACAGGTACGATCAGCGCAAAAGGGACAGTGGGTTATGAATATCGTAAGGCAAGAATTTAAGGTTTTAAGAGATGACTTGGGCAAGCCAAGCTTATTAGTTCGTCAGTTAGATGGGGCGACAACAGGATTTCCTTTGGATGAGCAGGAGGAAATTGTGATTGAGTTGAGAGCTTGGGAGGCAAAAAACGGCGAATTAGATTTAAGAGATCGCACTCCCGACCCAGTTCCTGAAATAATTGGTTATCGAATTAATAATTTACTCCCAAGCGATCGCAATATTGAAAGCGATCGCTTTCCAGCGGACGTTAATTACAACACTGATTTGGCAATTGGTTTAACCACTAAAACCATTGACTACTTTGGACTTCGGATAGCTCAGGTCTTTTACCAATCGGTCGACCCTGATACCTTAGAGTTAATCCCAGCAATTCCTGTGGTGTTTGAGCGTTACAAATATACTTGGGATGAAAAAACTAAGTTACCTTTAGGCAGAGTTAAAGAGATTTATTTCTACAGGTCAGATAATACCTTATCTCAAGAGTTTAAACTACTGCCGAAAGAATTCTATAACGTTAGCGATCGCGCTGATATTACTACTCGCCGTCGCCAAACAATCCTTGCTTGGTTGATCGCTCGTGCGACTGAATTGGGGCTGGGGAAACAAGTAAAAGATTATTTTGCCAACTACAAGGATCTAACTGACAAGTATATTTTGTACGGCGATTGTCAGATCTTAAAAACAGTTAAGAGCAGTACTGAACCTTGGCTAGATTTAGATACAACTACTAGTTTAGGAACGATCCGAAATGCGATCGCGGTTTGTTTTACTAAGGCTCTTGAGCCAACGGCAAATACTGAAGTTGATCAGTTTTTAACGCAAAATGCAGTTAATTAGCGATGGAAAGCCTTTATATCTAGCTTCTGAAGGTGGCAAAACTTTTAGGCTGATTGAAGATTGGAAATTCAAACACGATCGCTTTCAAGATGTCATTTTAGTCGTTCCCGAAGGATACAAATCTGATTTGGCTTCGATTCCTAGTTGGATCTTTTGGTGGCAGTGGGGAAAATGGAATATTGCTGCAATCGCCCATGATTATATTTATGAACATGGAAATATTTTGATCTTTGATGCAGATGACTATGCCCAAGGGTTAATCAATTGCGACGCTCTTAGATTTACCAAACAAGAAGCTGATTTATTTTTCTATGAGCTTCTCCGCTTTTTGGGTGTTCGATCAATTACCGCCAAGCTCATGTATTTGGCGGTTAGGTTCTTTGGGCGCGGCTGCTGGGAAAAGTAAGACAAGTCAAGAGTCAAAAGTCAAAAGTCAAAAGTTTCCAAATATACTCTTGACTCTTGACTCTTGACTCTTGACTTATAAAAGTATGATCAGACAGTCAATCATCGAGCAAATTGAAACCGCCCTCGCCAACATAAAAATTACCAACGGCTACTCTACGGATTTTAACGGCGTGTTGGTATGGGATAACCTGCCGACTGAATACGGTGAAAATGCTATCTATCTGAAAGATACGCGGGAGAAATATGAAAAGCAGGGAAACAAATATACCTGTACCCTGCGGATTGAGATAATTGCGATCGTCATTGAAACAGGGTCTGATACCGCTGCTGTTTTGGGCAATCTAGCATTAGCCGACTTAATCAAAGCAGTTTGTGCTGTCTCTTATCGTGGGGCGTTTATCAACTTGGCAAATGCTGAAAAATGGATTGAGACTAAGGGCAGAACCGCTTGTGAAGTCGAGCTAAATCTTGATGTGAAATACCAGATTAATTCGTAATTCGTAATTGCTAATTCGTAATTACGAGTTACGAATTACGAATTAAAAAACGGAGTTTTTTTTATGCCACAAGTAGCAGACGACACTCGATTATATCGCGGACAGGGACAGGTTTTTTTAGCCAAAAGAGTAAGCGGACAGCCTGCGGGGTTGGAGTTTATCGGTAACGTTTCGGAATTGATGCTTAATCCCCAGACTGAGAAGATTGAGCATTCAGAATCCCAAACAGGCTATAACTCAGTTGATAAGGTAATTGAGCGGGGGCTGAAGGTAGAGATGTCCATGACTTGTGATTCTGTGACGGATCAAAACTTGGCTCGGATGGTATTTGGCAAAATCACTAAGACTGCCATCACTACCGTTACCTTAGAGCCTTTGAGAGCTTACAAAGGTAAGAATCTTATTCTGTCGAATATCAACCTTACTACTTTCACATCTTTGATACCTGCGACTACTACTACACCAGTATATGTTTTAGGCACTGATTACGAAATAATCGATCTGGCTGCGGGGATGATTAGAATTTTACCAGGCAGCGCCATCGTCGAAGGTAGCACCGTCAGGGCTAACTATGTTTGTGGAGCATCTGAAACTATCGCGGCGTTTGGTACTCCTAATACAGAGTACTGGTTGCGTTTTAACGGCTTGAACTCCGCCGAAGATGACAGCCCAGTCATTATTGACTGCTTTAAAGTTCGCTTTGCTCCTGCCTCAGATATGCCCGTGATCAACGATGACAATTTCGCGGAATACAAACAGTCTGGAACTTGTCTGTTTGATGCAGCACAGCCCGTTAATGGCAAGCTGGGCAGGTTTTTTAGTGTGAGGCAGTTGCAGGCAGCGTAGCTGCAATTCGTAATTCGTAATTACGAGTTACGAATTACGAATTACGAATTAAAACCATGTCCCAAGTAAACCAATTTTTCGACCCCGAAATAAAAGCGATCGCAGTTGATTCAAAAGCGATCGCTTTTGATGCTGCCTTGGAATTGCAGGCTGATGTGATGCGTCAAATTCGCCGTAATTTTCGTAACCCTAGTGCTGCTTTTAGTAGAGGGGTAAAAGTTTATGAGGAGGATAATGCCAGCTATGTCAGGTTGTCACCAATTCTCTCCGTCCACGCAGAGCCTACGAGATTGCAAGGTAGTCCTAACCTCTGGATTTTATTGCCTGACGGAGCAAAGTTGGGGTTTAAGCGCATTGGTAAAGGATTTAGTTGGAACGACCTTAAACGGCGTTATGGAACACGGTTATCATTTGTTGCTGTTAACGATGGTCATGTTGTTTTGTATCGCAATAACGGTGTTGTCAGTCCGATCTACAAGATTCAATCGCAGGTAGAGACAAAACAACGGATTGAGTTTTATGAAAAGGCTCAAGAGATAGCAGATCGCGAAGGGTTTGACTACGAGCGGACTAGTAATAGAGAGGTTAAGTTTGGGAAAAGTAGCAAGTAGCAGGTAGCAGGTAGCAAGTAACTACAATTTTTTGCTACTTGCTAATTGCTACTTGCTACTTAAACATAAATGTCTAAAAAATCCACAGTTGATGAACTAACTCAAATCTCTGTTCCGACAAAAAAAATTAATCTTGAGGTAACTGAGACGGAAAAGATTGAGATTATCCTCAGACCTTTTAAACAGCGTCATTTTGGGAGTGCGATCGCGATTATTAATAAGTACTTCGATCAGTTTAATTCTGTACGTCAAAATTACATTGAGCAGCGTAAAGGGATTTTAGACAAATACGAAGATGAGATTACTCGTAATTTGGCATTAGATGAATTGGATGCTGGTTTTAACGAGGGTATGGAGATTGCTAAGGCGATCCTCTCTGGTGGTGGTGATGTCGGGGAAGATATTAAAACAATTATCACTATGTCTATTTCTAAAGCGACTCAGGTTATTAGTGCTGAAACTGGGACGGAGCGATCGCCTATTGACCCCGAACTAGACGATCTGACTTGGGGGGAATGCCTGGTGTTACTCGGCTCGACTGTGGGGCTGAATATGGATTTTTTCGCCCAGAACAGCAAGGCGATGAATCTAATGGAGGTTCTCGACGCACCCAAGCCCAATCCCAAACAGAAGGATGGGCAAAAATCGTCTGCCGTTTAATTGCTAGCGGACACGCTTATTGCTATATAGCCGATTACACCCTGGCGCAGATCAAAATTTTTTCCAAATACGCCCAAGAGTTAGAGCGGGAGCAACGGGCAAACTTGATTGCCGATTTGGCGATCGCATCTCAGGGAGATGGGAAGACGATATCTAAGGCGGTGGATCGATTGATGGGATAGGGAAAAATAGGTAAATTCGTAATTCGCAATTCGTAATTCGTAATTCGTAATTGTATTTAATTACGAATTACGAATTATCAATTACGAATTATGAAGACTCTCGGCATTAAATTCCAAGTTGCAGGCGTAAAAGAGGCTCAGGCTAGTTTGAATGGCTTGAAAGCTGGGGTTGATGAGGCGTTGAACTCCAATAAGAAGGCGATCGCTGATTATCAACGTGACGTAAAAAGGGGTTGGCGTGAGCGAACTGGCGCGGTCTTGGGGGTTTCCCCCAAACTAAGCGGTGCAAGCCCCATGAGCGACCAGTTCAAGACGTGGAAGATCGAGAATTTTGGCACTACCGCCCAAAAGCAAAATTTATCTATTGCTCGCGATCGCAGTGAGTTTACTCAGAGGACTACCTACAGAGGACTGAATAACAATACTAGGAATCAAATCTTAGAATTTAGGTTTTTGTTCAAAGAATTCTTGCTAGATCTGAAAAAGTTAGTGAATGAAGATCTAAAAGATGTTTTACAGGAAACTGTAGGAGAGGTTAGCGAGAAAAAATCAAGCTTTGAAAAAATTAGTTCTGTGGCGACACTTCCTTTCAAAGCTGCTGCGGCGGGTATTGTGTCTCCTATTCAAGCGATTATTTTTGGAGCTTTAAATAAGATTGGGTCTGAACTGGTTAGAGATTTCTCTGAAGGCGTAGCGTCTCAAATGCAGAAAAATCTTGGTTTGCAGTTTAAGGAGGTTGGTCAAGATATTGGGGGCGCGGTGGGTAGCTCTATGTATCTGGCTTATGAAAAGATTTTGACTGCCACTAGAAATAGTGTTATTGACCGTCATCCTGTTAGTGGTAGTAATGAAACGCTGCATTTACAGAAATTACTTGATGATTTGGGTCAAGTTTTACAGGGTTTTGGTCTTAGTTTGGCGGCTATCCCGATTAAGGTTAAAAAGCGTATTGATATCGATAAAAAAGCGATTCCCCAGGTTAAGGAAAGGGCTGGGGAATTGATGATTAATCGCAAGTTAACTGAAGCTCAAGAAAAGGAAATAGATGCCTCTAAATCAATAACTATCTTGACTGGGGGAGCAAGTTACGACCCCGAAGCTGGGACGACTGATTTTGCTTATCGAACTTTGCAGCCAATGCTGCGGGGTTCTTATGTTCATCCTGTGAAGAACTTATTTTCTAACGCTCAAGGGACAGCAGAATTTGACCGTGTTTTTGGTGAAGCAATAGCAATAGGTATGAGCAACGAAAATACTAGGGCTGCTTTGTTACAGTTTGCCAAAAACAATGCAAATGTTGACGAATCAAAAGATCCAATTACTGATGAGGAGCTGGAAGCAATATTTGACGGTGATGCCGCAGAAGTATCTCAGAAAATAACTGATTTTTTTAAAAAGATTAGCCTTCCACTTCCTAAAATCCTTGAAGTGGTTTTTAACGGCTACAACCCAGATGACATAGCAATGGCAGCCGAAGGCATATTTTTTAAAGAAAAGTATCCAGATAAACCCTTGCAGTTTGTCGGGACTTCTTTTGGGGGATTTAACGCTGCTGCATCGGCGGAAATGATGAATCGTTTGGGTTATGACGATGTTAAAGCGGTTGGGGTGACTACACCTTTGGTGGGGATGGAGTCTACTGTAAACCCTGATAATTACATGTCTTCAATTGGAGATCTTGATTTTCTCTATGAAATGACTTTGGGAGGCATTTTTAAGGGTAAAGTACCTAAGCCTGATAATCTGCAAGTCGTTCCAGGGCAAGGCAAAGGGCATTTGTTAGGACATTTTTTGGCTCAATCTGAAGAATTTAGGAACTCTTTGCAGCACTTTCTTAAGGGTCGAGTTGATGTACCTTCGATGGAGGAATATCAAGGCAAAGAGGTAATGGCAATGGGGCGTATTGGTAGCAACAATGCTGAATCTGCGCTTGTCAGGACGATTAAAAAGAACTTGGGCGAAAAATACGACGAGGGCTATACATTTAATGCTGAAGATTTAATTGGGCATCGAGATAATTTACTTTATATGGCAGGGGGAAGAGATTTAAAAAAAATCAAAAATGCCAATTTAAAAGAATTTTATCAAGACTATATTGAGTTTTTAGATACTTTAGCCCAAGAATTAGAAACGATTGAAAAGTTTGAACAGGTTGGCAAAAAGTTCAAGCCAGTTAATTCTTTAAGAAAAGCTGCTAATTTTTATCCAGATCTAGGTCATTTTATCCCTAATCATCCAGATTTTAAAATGACTCAGGATGAATTTGCTGCTACAAATGCCGAAGTTGAAAAGAATAAAAGTTTAGTTGAATTTAAAAGAAAAATAGGCAATGAAACTCCTAACATTGAGCGCACCTACAGATCGATGCTGGGGGAAGATATTAGTAAAAAAGGTTATGGCTATTATGACGAGAAGGAATATCAAGTAAGAGCCAACGAGCATCTTGGAGGTTTAATTAATTATTTAGAAACTGAAGTTTTAAAGGATGCTAGCCCCAGTGAAAAAGTAGGAGCAGCACCATATTTAGAATTACTCAAAAAATTAAAAGAGACAATTTTAAGAGTTGGAGAAACTGGAGTTTTAAACACTGATGAAATAGCTGAAGCAGAAAAATTGTTAGGGATTAGCCTAAAAGAATATCAGGCAGTTTTAAATAAGAATGAAACTGTAAATGTTAAGGATGAAAAGTTACAACTACAATCGGCTGCTGCTAAGTTTAAGCAAGGTAAAAAGAAGCAGTTGGTGATGGATGTAAGACCAGAATTGGAGTCTTATATTTGGGCGATCAACCAAGAATTAATACGAGAGGGTAAGAAACAGATTGATATAAATACTGCTGAATATTTAGGCAGTGGTTATAAAAATCATGCCATTAAAGCTGATGGCGTAGTTTATAAATTTGCCCGTCATACAAACCCGTTAGCTGCCAAAGTCAATAAAATGATGGGGGGCAAAACTCAAAAGAAATACGAAGGAGAGATTGCAGCGTTAAGAAAGCTACAGGGTCAAAATGCCCCCGATTTTGTTGCCAGTGGCGATAATTTTATGGCAATGTCGGAAGCCCAAGGGGTAACGCTTAAAGAGGCTCTGGAAACTGCTTCGGCTCAAGAGAGAAAAGATTTACTCGCCAAAGCAGCCAGATTATTGAAATCTTTTCACCAACAAGGTCTTGTTCATAATGATTTTCATCCTGGCAATATTATTAAAAAAGCAGATGGCGAGTTAGCCGCTATTGATTGGGAAGCTGGAAAATTAACTAAAAATAAACAAGATCATTATAATGATCGCCAAATTGCAATCAGCCGTTTTCAAGACGTTTTAACTGGCAGTAAAACCATAGGCTCAAAAGAACATGTAGCCAGTTTATTTGATGTGGCTTACTTGGAAGATAACACCAAGGAAATTAAACAAAATTATCGCAATATGCTCAAGCGTCTGATTAAATCAGGTGCGGAAGAAGCAAACAGGAGATTTGCAGACCCACAAGGAGGGCTTTTTGTCTTTGATGACAGCGGTCAGTTAGTTGATGGTACAGATCTAGCTCGGACTAACTTTAATAAACTTGCACAAGAGTATCGCGATGCGGTTAAAGCAGGGGAAGCGGACTTGATGGACGACTTGGGTAAAACTTTGTTGTTTCAATCAGAACTTTTGAAAAGAGCTTACTTAGAGGCAAGCAGAGAAGTTGAGTCTGAACCTGAATTACGGAAGTTAAGGGGGTATGCAGGTTACGTAACCTCTGTACAAACTGAAATTTTAGAAGGGAATCCAGGTTCAAAATCCAGGGCAAACAAATCTTTGGTTGATTCAGTTGATTATAATACTCAATTGAAATCAGTAGTTGAAAATTCCTATTTAGGAGAGGACGTTAAATCAGGGGTTGAAGAGGTACTAGATAAAGCATCTGGTAAGGTCATTGGCTATCAGTTTGTCTTGGGCATAAACGAAGGTGGTCAAGAAGCAGCGGATATCAATTCGCCATCTAGGGTGTGGCAGTGGATAGGGGAAATGATCAAAAAAGGGTTTGAAATCGGGGTAGAAAATATCGGCAGGCCTTTGACCGAAGCTGTAGCTAACATGGCTACTGAATTGGATAATCACCCAGGGCTTTTAGATCCGCTGTTAGAAACGGTCGGGGCGGATCAGGCGGTCAATGACTTTTTTGGCGACTTGATTAATAAGTTTTCTAGTTTTTTTGACGACCTTAAAGAAAAACATCCTGTTTTGGGGAGAGTGTCCGAAGCCTTGATGAGTATTGGCGGGGAGCTATTACAGGTATTGGGGATATTTAGCCTCGGGGAAGCTATTTTTAGCTTTGGTTCTGTTGCTCTAGATACGGCGATGCAAATGGAGTCGTTGGAAAAATCGATTATTGCGGTTTCTGCTTCTGCTGCTGAGGGAGCAAAAAATATTGCCTTCGTGAAACAACAAGCTCGCGATTTATCAATCGATTACATTACTGCTGCGGATGGTTACAAGCGCTTGGTGGGCGCGACTCGCAACACTCCTTTGGAAGGTTTGCAAACCGAGCAGCTATTTTCTACCCTGGCTACTACTGCTAAAAACAGGGGGCTGACAACGGACGCTACAAACCGCTTCTTTACAGGTTTTGAGCAGATTATTGGCAAAAATCAATTTGAGCGAGAAGAAGTTAAGGGGCAGTTAGGGGACGTGATCGGTGACATGGAAAATATGCTGGCGGTCGCCGTAGGCGTAAGCCGTTCACAACTTCCCGACATGATGCAAAAAGGCTTGTTGAAAGTGCCTGATGTCATGCCCAAATTAAAAGCTGTAATGGATGCTCAAAATGCTGCTTTAGGATCTGCTAGCGGGACGGCTGCCTCGGCTCAAATTCGCCTCAACAACGCTATCAAAGAATATCAGGATGCAGTAGGTAGGCAGTTACAGCCAGTGCAAAAGATGGGTTTAAATGCCCTGTCTTCGGTTCTGGAGGTTTTACGCGATCGCGCCATAGCTTTAATTAAATTAATGAACGCTTTGGTTGCTACGGTTTTAGTTAATTTAACCCTTAAAGTGTTGGCGGTTAAGTTTGCCGTCAACGGCGTAATTACTGCCATGCAGCAACTTATCGGGGTTTTAACTTCAGCACCGTTTTTGACCTTTGCGGGACGTTTTTTGTTAATCGCTGCTGCGATCGAAGTTTGGAGCAATAATATCAAGCTTGCCAGGAATGCTTTTCCCGACCTCCAGGCGGATATAGAAGCCTCAACTAAAGCCTTAGATGCATTGAAACGGGCATTTGATGAGACGGGAGAAGCTGCTAATCAATATGGCAAGAATCAGCCTAAACAGATGCAGTTAAATGAAGGCGCTGAAGTAGGAAACTGGACTCCAGGTAGCGGCAAAATTTTAAAAACGATCGCAGGAGGGGATAGATACAACTGGGACAATTTATTTAGAAATAGACATCAGAGATTTTATGATGCTCAAGTTAACTGGTCTACAGGTTTTTACAAAGCTATAGGTCTTGAGCAACAGACAAATGGTTTAAAAGATTTAGCAGCTAGAAAAAGACCTACAACCCAAGCACAAAAAAAACAGGCTGATTTTGTCGTCGGGGCATCCGATTTGATTGGCAACGCTGACTCAACCTTGACCTATAGCAACAAAGCTCGTTCGGTCTTAGATGACATTGCCAAGATAGATTCCAAGGCAAGATTACTGCAAAGTCAAAGATTAAGCATTACCCCAGGGGATACAGCCAAATTAAAAGAGGCGACAGAAGCTGAGGCGAAGGTATTCAAGGAGAGGGACGAACTGCTGAAAAAATCGGCACAGTACCAGGAGTCTATCCAAACTCAGATTGAAAAAATTAAACCCCGCCTTGAGGAATTAGATCAACTCGATAAAACTGGCGGAACTGAAGAAGAAATAGCCCAAAGAAAAGCCACGAGAGCAAGTCTAGAAGATAGGTTAGGTTTACTAGAAGACGAGAAAAAAGCGATTGATGAGATTAATTCGCGCATTCCTAAATTTCTTTCAGAACTTAGCCGTATTTTACAAAACACGGATTTAAGCGTTAAAGGTTTTATCGGCAGCCAAGAAGACAATGCAGTAGTCAACCGCACCGAAGCGATTCAGACTGCCTTGAGCGAGGGCTTGAGCGATGCCCAGCTAGAGGTTAAGTTAGACAATCTGGCAGGGAAAGATTTTGAAGATCGGATTAATTTTGTCAATAAAAAGATTGCCGATCTGGAAAACAAGTTAGGTAGTGCTTCGGTGAGTGAAGGAGTAAAGCTATTAGAGGATGCAGCTAAAAAAGATGGGCTGGAATTAACTCCTAATGTTCTTGAAAAAATGCTCACCGAAGGCAGAAGTGCTGCGGAAAATGAGGCAGCGAATACCCTTTTGGCTCTGGATGAATACAAAAGTATTGTCGCAAGCTCCCAAGCTGGATTAGTAGATTTAATTAAGTCAAATAAATCTAAGCTGTCTGAATTTAGCCGCACTATTGAAGATTACTTTTTCAAAATCAATCAACAGATTAAAGAGGCAACCTTAGAAACTCAAAGATTGATTTCCCAGATATTCTATACCAATGTCAAAAATAGTTTGCGCAGTGTATTAGCCCCTGGTTCAAATACTTTTGTCAACGGCATCATCGATAATGTCCAGTCCGTCCTCGATCAAGCTCAACAGGTAGCAGAAAAGGTTTTTGGCGACCAAGCAGCGCAATTGGGGTTTGAGTCGGAGACTCGGACTCTGGCAACTGAGATGAGGGATTTTGTTAAACAAGTCAACGGCGCGAGTGATGCGTTGGGTGAGTTTGCCAACAAATTAACAGGGGATAATTCATCATCAAGTAGTTCCAGAAGCAGTTCTGGTGGTACACAATCTGGCGGTAGCTCCTTTGCCGCTAAGACTATAAACATAGCCAATAAGCTAGGAATAGATCCTCACGCACTCATGACAATCATGCTGTTTGAGTCGGCTGGGACTTTAAGTCCTAAAATTCAAGGCCCTCAAACAAAAAATCAAGGTAGGGGCAGAGGATTGATTCAGTTTATGCCAGCGACGGCTAAAGGACTAGGGACATCTGATGCTGCCCTCGCATCAATGACTCCACTCGAACAGTTGGACTGGGTGGAGAAATATTTTGCTCAATTTAAAGGTAATTTTGGAGCAGGGAAACTGGAGAATCTTTATGCTGCTGTACTAGCTGGAAATCCGATGGCCGTCAATGCATCAGATGGCTATACGACAGCAAGACAGGGGGCGCAAAGAATGATGCGCGAACATGGGGCAAAAGCCCGACAGCTTTTAGGAGACGGCAGTTCATCAAACATTCTGGCTGTACCTAAATCTCCCCCAGGCTCAACAACAGGAGAATTGCCCCCTCCACCACTGATAGAAGCGCAAGCAGTTGAAGCCAACGAAAAATTAGTGGCAGCCAAACGGCAAAATTTAGAATACAGTCAAAAAATCACCGAGCAGGAGCGAGAGGCTTTAGCAATAAATGCTCTTAACACAATTGAACTCAACAAAAGGCAAACAAAGCAAGCTCTACAAGAAAATGCCCGATCTGTATTGGGACTGGAAGGTAAATTTGCCGATTTTAAAAACCAGTCTGGATATCAATCAGCGCAGACAGAGATTGAATTCAACCTGCGCAATATTAAACAGCAGTTTTTAGATGCCGATCTAGATATCGCTAGCCAAATTACCAACACTGAAGATGCCATAAATAGTATTACTAATAGTATTCCAGTGTTAACTGCGGAAATTGCTCGACTTAAAGCGATTGGCACACCAGAGGCAGATCTGGCTGCATCGGTTCAACAGTCGGCTCTATCTGAACTACAGAAAACCTTGCCATCATTGCAGGGGAATTTAAATAAAATGAAAACTTTTCAGGCGCAGTTACCAGGGCTTGAAGAACAGGCTAACTATTGGTCGCGGGAGCAAGGGAAACTTAAGTTAGAACAAGAGGATATAGGGAAGCGATCGCTTATTCTTAATCAAAGAGATGCCATCTTACAAGCTAGGGGGACGCTAGAAGAACAACGGCAACTAAAACTACAACTGGAAGACTTGCGAGTTGAAAAGGAGATTAACGATCTTAGACTCAGCACCCCTGAAGGATACGATCGCAATGAAGGAATTTTAAATATCCTGCGACAGTCGAAGATTAACAAAGAGAATATCGACTATGACGCGCGTACTGGGGAACTAGATCTAGAGAAACGATTATTAGACTATCAAAGTGGAATCGGCGAAAAGAAAGCGGGTTTCTTGTCACGTATCGGGTTTAATTTTGGGGCAAGTAAGATTCAAAAAGATAATGCGATCGCGCAGGAAAATAATCGATATAAAAAGGAATTGATTGAACTGCAAAAACTGTATCAAACCCAGCCAAAATTATTAGAAAAATTTACCCGCGCGGCAACAGAATTAAATGCTGTTAACCTAGAGGCGATTAACCAACAGTTTAAGTCTCTAGGCCAAACGGTAGAGGATAGTTTTGTGACCTCTACCCAAGGCTTTTTTAACCAATTCACTACTAACTTATTTGACGGCAAAACCGAACGCGATCGCGCCCAATTAGAAGAGCGATTGAGATACGCCGAAGAAGTGGTAGGGCTAGAAAATCAGTATCGCGATACTCCTGGTAAGTTAGCACACTTAAAGAATCGAGCGAGGGAGTTGAACGAGGAAAAACTAGATAAAATTCGCGGGGAGTTTAATCTGTTTTCTCGCGTTATCGATCTGGCAAGAGGCGCGCTGCTGGAGTTTGTTAAGCAGTTAGCCCAACTGGCAGCCCAACAGGCGGCAGCTAAGTTTATCTCGTCGGTGTTAAATATTTTTGCCAAAAGTGGTTCGCCAGCAATCAAAGCTGGTAATGATTACGGTTCAGGAGCGGGAACTTTTACAGCTAGTGAAGGTATTACCGTAGGGGAGGACGAGACTGGCGAGGTCTACTCGCCAGCTCGATACGTCCGTGAAGATATAAATAACTATCGTAGTGGTGGTGGGATTAAAAAGAGGAAGATTAGCGATCGTCTGACCCAGATGTTGAGGCAAAACGCCCCTGGGGTCGCCCAGGCATGGAACGCCGAAGGAGAAGGCGCACAGCTTGGGGTATTCCACACAGGGGAAGAATTATTATCGCGTAAAACTGGCGAAGCGGGGAGATATCAGGCGCTTAAACGCATGTATGGGTTTAATCCTCTAGATAAGATCGGGCGGGCGGAAACGCGCCGTTTCACGGCGCATGTTCCATATGCGAAGCGGTATCCTTTAGGACGCCCGCAAGTGTTTAAAGATGGGGGAACTGTAGGGGACAATATTTTAGCTACGATTCCTAGGGTTAGTAGTCCCAGGCTTGATTTGTCGGGACTGTCAGAGGTCAGAGGTCAGAGGTCAGAGGTCAGAAGGGCTGTTACGATCAACACTACTGTGGTGACTAAAGATGCTGACTCGTTTAGGCTAAATCAGGATCAGATGAATCAGGATTTGGTTGAGCGGATGCGGAGGGGAATTTAACCTATAACCTATAACCTATAACGCTACGCCCAACCGCCCGTTTCGGCACAAGTGCCTACACGCTTTTAACTAGCGGAGGGCGCAGCCCGTAGCGGGACTTGTAACCGTTATAGGTTATAGGTTATAGGTTATAGGTTATAGGTTATAGGTTATAGGTTATAGGTTATAGGTTATGGGTTATAGGTTATTTTACTGATGGCGATCGCTTTTCAATCATGCCATCCTAAGAAAAATATTTATTTGCAGCCATGTCAAGACCCAAAAACTGGTCAATCGATCAGAGTGACAACCAATTCCGTCAATTCAGGAAAAAAGCAAAATTGACTCAAGAAAAACTAGCTGTAGCTTTAAATGTTGCCGTTACAAGTATCAGGCGTTGGGAGCATAACGAATGCGAACCAACATTGACCGTTAGGCAGTTGAAATCTTTTTGCGAGGCTGTCGACATTAAGATCCAAAGCCTTCCTGATTCTTTGACTCTTCGGAACTGACATTGAAAATCTTAGATCCCACTTTTAAAAATGCCTTCAACAGCGATAAAAGTACATTTTGCTGGTGCTGGCTGATTACTCGTGTTGATGGCTTGATGCTGGGTTTTACCAGTCTAGACGTGCCTTTGGTGATCGGTGGGGTAACTTATCAACCCTATACGGGGTTTGAGGCTGGGGCAGCCCAACAAAGCGGAGATTTGAATCTTACTGATTCGCAGCAGCTAATCGGCATATTAGATCGCTCAGGTATTTCTCGTGCGGATTTGGTTTCAGGAATATATGACTATGCTTATGTGCGTCGTTTTTTGGTGGACTATAGCAATCTGCCAAGTAGTTTAGAGCTAAATCCGCCCAAACATTTGGAACTGCCAGCGGGATATTTAGCAGAAAGCAAGCGTAATAACTTGGGCTACGAAATTAAGGTAAAAGATGAGCTTTCAAAGCTTGATAATCAAATTGGCAACGTCACCACTAAAACCTGTCGCGCCAATTTGGGGGACGATCGCTGCCGTAAAAGTTTAGCGCCCTTTACCCATAATCTGACTATTTCAGCGGTGGAGAGTAAGCGAGTGTTTACCATTAACTATGGTTTTCAAAACAAATATTTTGATGGCGGGAGGCTTAAATTCACGAGCGGGCTAAATCAAGGACTGCATTTTGACATTGGTTTTTTAGTAGCAAGCAAAATAATTTTATCTCCTGTGGCTGCTCCTTTTGATATTGCCGTAGGCGATACCGTGACAGCAATAGCTGGCTGCGCTAAAACTAAGTTGGCTTGTATTACCAAGTTTCAAAACTTTCATAATTTTGTTGGTGAGCCAGATATTCCGACTACCGATTTAACTGTTCAAACACCCAAAAAGTAATGCGTAATTGATAATTCGTAATTCGTAATTAAGCCCAGTAACGGACTGGGCTTAATGTTAAAATTTGATTACTACGATCAATTTTAACTATGTCAAATTATATCCCAATTACAGATAGAACCAAATCTTTTGCATTAAGAATAATCAAAGCTTATGCATGGCTAAAAAAACAAAACGAAGAATGTAGAATTATAGGGAATCAGTTGTTTAGAAGTGCTACAAGCGTAGGGGCTATGGTAAGAGAGGCGCAGTCAGCACAATCAAATAAAGATTTTATCAATAAACTTGAAATAAGCTTAAAAGAATGCAGAGAAAGTCAATACTGGATCGAACTTTTAATTGAGTCTAATTTGGTAAGTAAAGAAAAATTTCAGCCATTATTAAATGAAGCGGTAGAAATAGGAAAAATATTAGTTTCTTCTACAAAAAAACTTAAAGAAAAATAATTACGAATTACGAATTACGAACTACGAATTATGAGGACAGGAATAGACGTTTATCAAAAAGCCAGGGAATTAGTAGGCACTCCTTATCTTCATCAGGGCAGAAAAGCAGGAGTTGGGATCGATTGTATTGGCGTGCCGATTTGGGTAGCGAGTGAACTGGGGCTGGGGGATTTCGATAAAGCAGATTATCCCAGACTTCCAGATGGTCAAATGCTTGACCTGATTGAGTCGGTTTGTAGTGATGAAATTATTCAAGCTGGAGTATTGCTAGTGTTTCGGATTGGCGAAGCCGCTCAACACTGTGGAATAGTAAGTTTATATCAACAACATTTGGGTTTAATCCACGCCTGGGATATAGCGGGCAAAGTAGCAGAACACCGATTGACCAAAGATTGGATTGATAAGGTTGTCGGTTGTTACGGGCTACCAGGTGTAACCTATAACCTATAACCTATAACCTGTAACCTATAACCTATAACCTATAACCTATAACCTATAACAAAAGTCATAGGTTATAGCGTGGTAAAATTGTAGTAACAACACTCAATTTTTACCATTGAAATATGATACCAATTACTGATAGAACTAAAAACTTTTCATTAAGAATTATCAAATCTTATGGGTATTTAAAAGAACAAAATCAAGAATCCAGATTAATTGGTAATCAATTGTTTAGAAGTGGTACAAGTATTGGTGCAAATATATTTGAAAGCGTTTCTGGACAATCAAAAAAAGACAAAATTAGTAAACTTGAGATATCTTTAAAAGAATGTCGCGAAACACAATACTGGCTAACACTATTGATTGAATCTGAACTAGTAAACAAAAACAAGTTTCAACCATTATTAAATGAAGCAATAGAAATTGGAAAAATCCTCACCGCTTCAGTTAAAACTTTAAAAAATTCGTTATAGGTTATAGGTTATGGTTGATCGCTGGGTTTTTGGGACTTACTTTAGTTACAACACTAATTATGATCCTCGTTTCACAAAATATCCTCAATCTTCAAAATGGCGCAGTCAATACCCAGTGCCTTCAGGCTTAATATTTACCCAATTAAGCAATGATTGGTTGTATCTTAACGGCGTTCATTTAGTTTTTATTTCGGATTTAGCTTATCAGCTTAAAAACACCGATCCAGTCAGTGATATTTATTGGCTGAAATATCTTTTTAACGGAGTCAAGCGAGCAGATACCGTTTACTTGGCGGGTTACGTCCAGTATAAATTTGAACAGCCTTTAGATGCTTACAATAGCAATCCAAATCCAATTAACCCCAACGCGATCGCTTTTGCAACTCCCCCTACTAGTCCTAAACCTTTAGAAACCGTCAGCTATCTATCTTTTTCTGAGGAAAAACTGGAGCTAGGTTATGACTATGGGGCGGTAGGAGGAATGAGTTTTGATATTGAGATTATCAAAATGGCTGACGATTCAATAGAGCAGCGTAATGCACAGACGCTTTTGCCTTTAGGACGATGGCAGCTTGGAGATAGGCTGATTGCTGAGAGTAGCGCCGATTTGTTAAATGAGGTTACTTATCTGCGTCAATTTCATTTAGATCGCCTGGGTTCTTTTCAGGGTTTTCGCTTTCGCGATTGGAGTGATTTTGAAGGATTAGATCAAAGTATTGGCACGGGGGACGGGATTAAAACTGACTTTCAATTGCGCAAAGTGTATATAATTTCAGGTTCTTCTGCCTATCGCCCGATACAAAAACCCGTAGTTGGTTCTGTATCGATTTTTGTTGATGAAATTTTAGAAACGCAAAATTGGGTAATTAACCATAGTACGGGGGTTATATCTAGAAATACGCCCGCACCCAATGGCTCACTAATTAGGGCTGATTTTGAATTTGATGTCCCTGTTTGGTTCGATTCGGATCAGATTGGTTTTAATTTACAGGGATACGACAAAGATTCTGGGGATGCGATTTATCGTCTTGAGTCTCTATTTGTGGTTGAACAGAGGATTCCTTTGACTTTGCCCTGGAAAATTTACCCTCCAAGTCAAATTACTGATAATTTAGACTTGGGCGTAATCTATGAAACAACTGAACAGTATAAGTTTTTAACGGATAAGCTGCAATTGAAAAACGGCTATACGGCAAAAAAAAGTAAGTATCAAGGCACTAGTATAGATAGTCGGCTGCTGTTTAATTTGGGCAGCAGAAATTACGATCGCGAGGAAGTAAAACGCTTAATTGCCTTTTTTTGGAACGCTAGAGGCAGTTTAGCTACTTTTAGCTTTACGAATAATAATCGGGTTTATCAAGTTAGATTCGATCAAAATGAATTAAATTTTAAGTTTGAAGCATCAGATTCGGGAGAGCGGTTTTTTAGTTTAAGTGGCTTAAAACTTCATACTTAACTGAAGTAAAAAATAGAAAATAGAAAATAGAAAATAAAAGATAATTTATTATTTTTTGGCTTTTAACTTTTTAGTTGTAACCACTAAAATACTAATTATTTCATTTAATTCTTTTAAAAGTAAACTAAATTTAGCTTCAGTTATAATCTCTGATTCAATCATCATCTTTATCCAGTATTGTGTTTCGCTAGCTTCTTTTAAAGCGATATAATATTTAGAAAGGTAATCGGCTGTAGACTGTGCAAACAAAGCCTCAGCACAATTTGCCCCAATACTAGTACCACTTCTCAAGAACTGTTTGGACAAAACTTTTCCAGCATCATCATATTGACGTTTATTTAGTTCACAATATGCTTTAATCACTCGAACTCCAAAAGCTCTGGTTTTATCTTGAATAAAAGTGTTATTATTCATGCTTAGAATTGAATTGTAGTAAACTCAATTCTATCAATAAAGTAGAAAGTAAAATACTTTCTACTTTCTATTTTCTATTTTCTATTTTCTATTTTTAAACAATCAACGCATAAGCGCTCGTCGCCGTTCCGCCAGTGGTGGTGACGGTAATGCGATCGCTAATTGTATTGGGAGCGATCACAAAGGAAATGGTTTGATTGTCGATCACCGCTAGATTAGACTGTTCTCGATTGTTGATTTTGACTGAATTTACTGTGGCGAGTGAAGTGCCAGAGAGTGTGATCGTTGTTCCAGGCGCTCCTGATGCGGGGCTAAAGCTGGCGATACTGGGGGCAGGTTCTTCGATATTTGGGGATAAATAGACGGTGGCAAAAGTACCCTGACCGTAGCTGCTACTGACCTGAGCAATTTGCAGGATTATACTAAGTAGTGTTCTGCCAAAATCAGCCGTCTGATCTGTGGCGGAATAACTATATGAACTACTATTTACTGTCTGCGATCGCACCACTGTTTGGGGGAACGTTCCCGAAAGTATTTGCACAACATACTGTTCAAAATCCTCCGACAGCGGGGGATTTTCTATTAGCTCTCCACGGCGATCGCGCCGTTGCCAAGTGATGGTGATATTGCCCACAGCATCTCTGGTGGCTCTTAGGTTTTTAGGTCTATAGGGGCGCTGGGAAATACCTGCGATTGTGATTGCTGTGGGCGCTACTTGGGCGAGGGTTTGACCACGAGAGACAGCTTTAAAGTATCTAACTTGGTTTAGATCGCTGATGCTGCCTTGAATCTTGACGATTCTGGCATTTGTGCCAGTTAGCAGCACAAAGCGATCGCCAATTACAGGGTAGCGTACTCCATCTGTACCTCGTCTTTCGTTCTGAATACTAGATATTTGATAAGTATTAACATCAACTAATTCGGCGGTGCGAAATTGATAGATTATATTGCCGATCAAAGCCAGGTTTAAACCTAGGTCTATGTCGCTTTGAGTAACTGATTCCAATTCTGGTTGGTTAACTCGGACAAGTATCTTTCCGTTGCTTGATCCTAAGTAAGTGCCATAAATGCCGTAAGTAGAAATAGTTGTGGCGAAAACATAGCGGCTGTTATCTGTCGAGACATAGATTGATGCTCCGTCCCAGTTTGCTCCGCCTCCCGCCGTGGCGTAAAGAGTATAGTCGGGATCTTCATCGTTTAACAGCGGGAGGTCTAAAACTAGTAATTCTGTATTGCCAGGGGAGACAATCACCCCTAAATCTGTTTCTGATTGGGTTGGTTGATTAGTCGTAGCAATATTTATTTCTGTCCCTTGTTGAATCGTGCCTGTGTAGAGAACTTGGACGTTACCAGAGCTATCAATAACGTAATCAGTACCTTCGGCATAAAGCGTGCCATCATTGCCCATTACACTTGAAACAGAGCCATTGGTAACTATAGCAACGTTGTAATCAGCTATGCCTACAGTTAATCCTCCTTGGTCTAAAGTTCTGACTAGATTCCAAAAATAGGTGTCATGAGGAACAGCTTGGCAGTCGAGAATTAGATTCGCCCCAATTCTTGTTTGAGTAATTTTTAAGGGTGTGCCACCGTCAAAAATATTATCAACTGTATCCCCAGGCTCTAGATCTAGGTAATAGGGGGGAAGCTGAAACTTGTAGAGATATTTTTGTATCCAAGCCAGAGTTAAAGCGCGATCGGCAATATTGATGGCTTCTGTGGGACTCATGACGATGGGCAAGGTTATTGAGACTTGGTTGGGGTTGTAATGCCCTTTGACTTCCAGTTGGGAGGTTTGAGTATTTACGTCGTAGTTAAGGTCTGGGTCGATATACTGCACGCTTACTTGACTGGGCAAGGTGGCTGGGTCGCTTTCGATGATTTCGTAGTCTAAAGGTTTTTCAGAATTGGAATAAGCAGCCAGATTTTTGGGATCTAGATTAATTACTGGGCGCGAATGATTAAGGGGGATAAATTTAAATACGCCGTTGCTGTCTACAACATCAAAGAAATAAGCCTGTTGTAATAACTGGACTGCTTGCTTGGCAGCTTGGATGTTATCAATAGTAAAACCCTGTACGGGCGTGGTTAAAAGCGAGGTATCATAGCGATCGCTCTCGAAAAACAGGCTAAAGATATCAGAGATAATCTGACCAACGGTACAGTTGCTTGAGGCGATAATTTCCGCCTCATCAGTGGGCAGGGAATTAAAAAAGTCTCCTAAAGGTAAACGAGTTGCCACCATATATGCTCGTTGGTTGTAGCCAGGAGTAAAAGCTAACTGACTAGGATTTAAACCTAGTCCCCGCAAAAAGCGATCGCGCTCTACTAGATCGGCTGGCAAACCATAGTTATAGTTAGAGATTGGGCTGAGATTTTGCAGTAGCGGGTTAATTAGCTGACCTTTTGCGCCCTTGTAAAACTGCAAATATTGCTCGGCAAATTTCCCCCCTTCGGCAATTGTTTCCGCGCCCCCGCTTCTACTAAAAACTAGCTTTTTATTCATCCAAATGCGATCATGATCGACTATTGGGCGAAAAGGACACTCACAAAACACCGAGGCGTAATAACCATAGTAAGAGTATTCAGTCGTGGATACTTTTGAACCTTTTCCTTGCTTGGTTGTCTTCTTATCTTCCTCTAAGTAATCAATCCAGATCTTATTTCCTGGCAGGCGGACTTTGCCCCAAGCCCAAGGAAGAGGCGAACCATAACTACTGTTGCCCGAAGTCAGATCGCTCAGTCTATTCCCCTCAAGTTTTTGGCTGGGGGTCAGGGCGTAGGTTAACCCAGCCGTTGCTAGTGATACGGCGGCGGAAATGGCGAGAGCTTCGAGAACACCTGTCATAAATAATTCGTAATTCGTAATTGATAATTCGTAATTACTAATTACTAATTACAAATTACGAATTGCAGCTATGCTGCTTAACTTTCCAAAGATATTTCGCTCCCAGATTAACCTCTCTAGTCAAAATAAACCCACAGTGGTAGTGAATTTTTTTGCCGTTTAAATATTTGGGACTTAAGCCGACGATTGGGGCTAGGCGAGTCGCAGGCAAAAGATAGTCGCGATCGCTAATTCTTTGCAGTAGTTCTAAATCGAAAAGTAGGTCTTGTCGTAATCCAAATTCAATCGCTTCATCAAAAAAACTCTTTAGAGACGATTGGTACTCTTGACTCTTGAGTTTTAACTTGCTTACCGCTGGCTCAATGTCTAATATTTCAACCTCGGTATTAGGGACAAAACTATCTCGGCTGTTGGCGGGGTTTTTAAGATGCTCGTTAAGTTGACTTAGCAATTGATAGTCGATCTCTGAATAAAGATTCATGCCGCGATCGCCTTTACTTGGTTTAATGTTTAAATAATCAACGTTCTTTTCGACCTTACTAATCGAACAGTCAAGCAAGTAAGCAATCTCTTTTTTTGTGTAGTTTCTAGACATTTTAAAAGTCGTTACGAGGGTCGTTACGACCTAAATATAATATTTTGCCGTTAATTAAGAAAAAAAAATTTAAAACAGGAAAAATCAAGCGTCACAAACTGCGCCAAGCGATCGGCGTAAAGGATGGTTTTGGCAAGCCGTGGAGTGCGCCATCGGTCACTTTTCGAGTTGAGTTCAGTTGGGAAAATGCCGACGGCAGCGAAGAAAATGAGCAGGTTCACTGGGTTGAGTGTCGCAAATTCCATGGGGAAGAAAGAAATTTCTTGAAGGCTCATTATGCACAGGGGGAGGAAGAATGGACTGACGGGGAGACGTTGGAGAGTAAATTTGTTTGCGTCTATTGCGCTGGTTTCCTGGTTAAACACAAAGACAAGCTGCATCTAAACCAAGGCTTTATCTTCCCGACCACTAAAAAAGGAAACGAGACAATACGATTTCCTATATATCAGATTAAATGGACAAAAGAGCTTGAGAACAAAACTGTTTTTAACGACAATATTGCGATCGTCTTGAAAAATAGCATTTGGCACAAGATTTAAGAAGTCAAAAGTCAAAAGTCAAGAGTCAAAAGTCAAAACTAACTCTTGACTCTTGACTTATCGTTTAATAGATGGGTCGAAAACCTCGCCCTTTAGGGCGATTCTTGATGATCGATGTATTCTTTGATTTTAGCAATTGGCGCACCCCCACAAGATACGCAGAAATAGCTGGGACTCCATAAGT